CTCTTCCGATCTGGAGGCAAGAATTGGGCAAAGCCTTTGCGCAGGAATGTGCCACGGCTGGCCTAAAAGTGGGAAAATCGCGCAAGCGAGGTGATTTATGCCATTGTCCAAGGGTTACTCCCAAAAAACCATTTCCAAGAACATCCGCAAGGAAGTCAAGGCTGGAAAGCCACAGAAACAAGCTGTGGCCATTGCGTTGTCTGCTGCGCGGAAGTCTGCACCGAAAGGCAAGAAATGAAGGGTCTATACGCCAACATTCACGCTAAACGTGAGCGCATCAAAGAAGGCTCGAAAGAGAAGATGCGCAAACCCGGCACCAAGGGTGCCCCAACCGCTGCGGCTTTTAAGGCTTCGGCCAAGACCGCCAAGAAAGGAAACAAGTGATGGCTACCAAGAAACCAGTTCCATTCAAGCCCTGCCCCGGTTGCCCTACGCCTGCCAAGTGCAATGCCGCAGGCAAGTGCATGAAAAAGGGTAAGTGATGAAAGACTCCCGCTTGTCAAGGGCTGGAGTCAGTGGGTACAACAAGCCCAAGCGCACACCCGATCACCCCACGAAGTCGCATGTGGTGGTTGCCAAAAGCGGAGATGAGGTCAAGACCATCCGCTTTGGGCAGCAGGGCGTCAAGGGTTCGCCTGAAGGCACCAAGCGCAATGAGTCATTCAAGGCGCGTCATGCGCAGAACATTGCCAAGGGCAAGCTAAGTGCTGCCTATTGGGCAAACAAGGTCAAATGGTGAGATTATGAAAAAATACGGTACAGACGAAGACTACGCCGACGACGGCATGGCCATGGCTGAGGAACTGCAGCGCGAGGTGGCTGAGGCCGATGAGATGGAGACTGGCGAAAGCTCTGCGCTCTTTATGGATGAGCAGGAGTTCCAGTCGGTGGTGTCCGCAGAGATTGAGGATGCCGTCACCTACATCGACACCGACCTTAGCCCTGCCCGTGCGCAGGCGACTTCGTACTACCGTGGCGACCCATTTGGCAATGAGGAAGAAGGCCAGAGCCGTGTGGTGGCCACTGAGGTGCGCGATACGGTCAACGCCATGCTGCCCAGCATCATGCGCGTGTTCTTTGGTTCCGAGCGAGTGGTCGAGTACGTTCCACGCGGTCCAGAGGACGTGGCGTCTGCCGAGCAGGCATCTGACTACGCCAACTACATCCTGACGCAAGACAACCCCGGCTTTACTGTGCTGTATGGCACGTTCAAGGACTCGCTGGTGCGTCGCTGCGGTATCGTCAAGGCTTGGTGGGCAAAGAACACCACCGTCCGCACCGAGAAGTACACCGGGCTGGACGAGGGTACGGTCATGCTGCTGCAGCAGGAGCCGAACGCTGAAGTGACTGTGATTACACAGTACGATGACCCGAACGTGACCGAGCCGCAGATTGGTATGGACCCGATGACTGGCCAGCCCATCATGATGCCCATCCCGCAAATGTTTGACGTGGAGATCAAGCGCATCATCGAGGACGGCAAGGTCTACATTGAGGGCGTGCCGCCTGAAGAGTTCTTGATGGACCGCAACGCTCGCAGTATTGAGACTGCAGCTTTTGTCGGCCACCGCAAGATGGCCACCGTGGCCGAACTCATTGAGATGGGCTACGACGAAGAGCTGGTGATGGAGCACATCACCACGACAGACTTCGACTACAACGAAGAGTACCTGCGCCGCCGCCCCACTACGACAACGCTTGGCTCGTTGAACGAGTCACCCAACCCTGCTATGCAGCGTGCGCTGTATGTTGAGGGCTACATGCGCGTGGACTACGACGGTGACGGCATCCCTGAGCTGCGCAAGGTCTGCTGCTTGGGCGAGAGCTACAAGATTGTCAACAACGAGCCTGCCGACGTGGTGGGCTTTGCTGACTTCCCATGTGACCCAGAGCCACACACATCACCGTTGGAAGCCAACAGCATTTTTGACTACACCAAGGACTTGCAGGAAATCAAGAGCGACATCCTGCGCAACACCTTGGACAGCTTGGCCCAGAGCATCCACCCGCGCACAGCGATTGTTGAGGGTGCGGTCAATCTGGACGACGTGCTCAACAACGAGACGGGTGCCATCATTCGTATGCGTGCTCCCGGCATGGTCCAGCCTTTGTCGCAGCCGTTTGTCGGCCAGCAAGCCTTCCCGATGCTGGACTACATGGACGCGATCAAAGAAGACCGCACTGGCATGAGCAAGGCGTCGATGGGCTTGAACGCCGACGCACTGCAGAGCACCACCAAGGCTGCGGTCAACGCCACCGTGTCTGCCAGCCAGATGCGTATTGAGCTGACCACCCGTATCTTGGCCGAGGGCATGAAAAAGCTCTTTAAGGTGATCCTGCAACTGACTGTCAAACATCAGGACAAGGCTCGCATGGTGCGTATGCGCAACGAATGGGTGCAGGTTGACCCCCGCAGTTGGGATGCGTCCATGGATGCCGTCATCAACGTCGGCATGGGCATGGGCGACACCGAGCAAAAGATGCAGATGTTGTCCATGATTAGCGCCAAGCAGGAGCAGGCACTCATGCAGATGGGGCCAATGAATCCGTTGGTGACGCCTGCGCAGTACAGCAACACGCTGCGCAAGATGGTCGAACTCGCAGGCTTCAAGGATGCCAGCCAGTTCTTTAACGCTATCCCTGCCGACTATGTGCCGCCACAGGCTACAGAGCCGCCCAAGCCAAGCCCTGAAGAGGTGCTGGCACAGGTGCAAGCACAATCCATTCAGGCCGACAGCCAGAAGAAGGCTGCAGAGCTTGATCTGGAGCGCCAGAAGGTGATGATGGAAGACGACCGTGAGCGCGACAAGATGGAGATTGACAAGTTCATCAAGCTGCGCGAGCTGGAACTCAAATACGGTGCCATCATCAATGAGCAACAGATCAATGCGCAAGTTGAGCGTGACCGCACTGCCGTTCAAATGATGCAACCCATGCAGGGTGGATTCTGATGGAAGACCGCCGCGCAATCATTGAGAGGGGTCGGGCAGTGCAGGAGCTGCTTGAACCCGGCTCAGTTGTCATGGAAGCGTTAAAAGAGCTGCAAGACCGTTACACAAACGAATGGAAAACAAGTAAAGTTGAGGAAGTTGAAAAACGCGAGCGAGCTTTTTTGCAGGTGCTTGCGATTGACGACCTCAAGACTCAGTTGCAGACCTACGCCGACCGAGGCACATTCGCCACGAGGCAAGCGCAACGAGAATGAAGTTTGAAGTAATATAGGAACCAAGACATGAGCGATACCACGGGTGCAACCAGTTCGCAGTCAATGACCACGGCAGAAGCCGCAAATGCCTTCGAGTCGATGCTGCCATTGGAAGATGGACAACAGCAAGAGCAAGAGGCGCTGATGGAGGACGATGAGTCCTCCGACCCCATCGAGGCCGATGACTCTGAAGAGGAGAACGCGTCAGAGGAAGAGGCCGAAGGTGAAGAGTCCGATGAGGATGTAGAAGACGAGCAGCCCGAACAGCCGCAGAAGTTCACCGTCAAAGTTGACGGCAAGGACGTAGAAGTGACGCTGGAAGAGTTGCAGAAGGGCTACAGCCGAACAGAGGACTACACGCGCAAGACCCAAGCACTTGCCCAAGAGCGCAAAGCAGCTCAGGCAGAACTGGAGTCTGTGCGTACCGAGCGTGCTCAGTACGCTCAACTGTTAAATGCTTTGCAGACCCAACTGCAAGAAGCGCAGCAGCCCAATGTCGATATGGACCGTCTTTACCAAGAAGACCCCATCGAGTGGGTGAGACAGCGCGAACTGCAGCGCGTCAATGCCGAGAAGATGATGGCCATTCAGGCCGAGCAATCTCGCTTGATGCAGGAGCAGCAAAAGGAAACGCAAAAGGCTATGCAGGAACGTCTCATGCAAGAGAAGGACCTGTTGCTCTCAGCGGCTCCTGAGCTGAAAGACCCCAAGGTGGCGGCGAAGGCCAAATCCGAGTGGGTTGAAGCTGGTAAAGCAATTGGACTGACCGAGCAAGAATTGAACAGCGTGACAGATCACCGTATCTTGTTGGCGCTGCGCAAACTGGCTGCTTACGATTCGTTGATGAATAAGCGCCAAAATCTCAAGCCAGAGCAGTCGGCTAAGAAGGTCGCCAAGCCCGGAGTGGCAGCGAGCAAGCCGCAGTCGAGCCAAGTGAAGCAAGCACAACAGCGTCTCAGACAAACCGGGTCGGTCCGCGATGCGGCCAACCTTTTTGAACGACTCTTGTAATTTGTGAGGAACACAAAATGGCAGCTTTAACCAATACCTACACCCGCTTTGATGCTAAGGGTGTCCGCGAAGACCTCTCCAATGTGATCTATCAGATCAGCCCTGAAGAGACTCCCTTCATGTCCAACATCGGTCGTGAGAACGTCAAGAACACTTTCTACGAGTGGCAGACTGACGACCTCGCAGCCGCTGTGACAACCAACGCACAGATCGAAGGCGACGATGTCTCCAGCTTCACCGCTGCTGTGCCCACTGTCCGTCTGGGCAACTACACACAGATCAGCCGCAAAGATGTCATCATCTCTGGCACGCTGGAGTCTGTTGATAAGGCTGGCCGTCGCAGCGAACTGTCTTACCAGTTGGCTAAGCGCTCTGCCGAACTCAAGCGCGACATGGAAACCACCATGCTGGCTAACCAAGCCGCTGCTGCTGGTAGCACCTCTGCTGCCCGTAAGACTGGTGCTCTGCTGGCCTTCTTGAAGACCAACACCAACAAAGGCACTGGCGGTGGCGATCCTTCGTACACCAACATCCCTGACGCAGCCCGTACTGACTCGACCGCTGGCAACCTGCGCTCGTTCAGCGAAGTGCTGTTGAAGGACGTGATCCAGAAGGTGTGGACTGAAGGTGGTAAGCCCTCCATCGTGATGGCTGGTCCTGTCAACAAGCAGAACCTAAGCCGCATGGCTGGTATCGCTGGTCAGCGTTACAACGTGACTAGCGCCAAGCCCTCAACAATCATCGGTGCTGCTGACATCTATGTGTCGGACTTCGGCAACGTGTCGATTGTGGCCAACCGCTTCCAGCGTGAGCGTGACGTGTTCGTGCTTGATCCTGAGTACGCATCTGTTGCCTACCTGCGTCCGTTCCAGACCGTGGAACTGGCCAAGACTGGTGACGCTGAGAAGCGTATGCTGTTGGTCGAGTGGGGCTTGAAGGTCAACAACGAGAAGGCCCATGGCGTGATCGCTGACTTGAACAGCGTCATCCAGACAGCCTAAAACAAAGGGGGGGCTAATCACCCCCCTTTTTTACTATGCACTCAAAACTCTTTGATTACGATCCCGTCACCGGGGTCAAGAAGATGTGGCACTATGATGCGGACAAGGATGAAGGCATCATCGAGAACATCATCGACGCCACTGATGTGGTGGAAGAGAACAAAGCGAGCTTCAACCAGTTTGATGAAAAGTCGAATTGGAAGGGCGACATGCACAAGGTGGCATCTATCCCGATGACGCTTTTTTATGATCTCAAAAAACAAGGCATTATTGATGACCCTGTGCGCTTGAAAGCATGGCTCAATAATCCAGATAACCGTTTCTTCAGAACCAGACCGGGACGCGTCTAATGACAATCACAGTTGGAATCCTCATCCCTACACGGGACTTCGTCAATTCAGGCTTTGCCTTTGACCTTGCCAAGATGGTGGGCTACACCGTTGGCACCACCAACATTCGTGTGGTGATCTACTCAAGCTCAGGCACGCTTTTGAGCTGCCAGCGCCAAGACTTGGCGCGTGACGCCATTGAGTCTGGATGCACACACACGCTGTGGCTTGACAGCGACATGAGGTTCCCAAAAGATACAGTCATTAGATTGTTAGAACGTGAGCAAGACATCGTTTGTGCGAACTACGCCAAGCGACGTTTCCCGACTGAGCCGATTGCGGTTCGGAAAAATAAGCCGGGTGATGATGCCGAGTTTGTAGACCGCGTTTACACTGAGGCTGATTCGACTGGTTTGGTTGAGGTGGACTACTGCGGCATGGGCGTGATGCTCGTGAAGTCAGAGGTCTACAAAAAGATGGAGTTTCCATGGTTTGCGATCCCATGGGTGCCAGCAGCAGAGGACTACATCGGTGAAGATGTTTGGTTCTGCCGACGCGCATCTGAGCAAGGATTCAAGACCATGGTGGATCAAGACTTGAGCAAAGAGGTTCACCACATTGGAACCTTTGAGTACAAGCATGAACACACACTGATTGGTAGGGACTGAAATGAACTACGCGCAACTCAAGAGCGATATTGCTGACTTTTTGAACCGTGGCGATTTGACTGCGGTCATCCCAACATTCATATCGCTCACTGAGTCGCAGATGGAGCGCCCACTTCGGGTGCGCCAGATGATCGAGCGATCAACAGCCCCCATAGATACTCAGTACAGCGCACTGCCGTCTGACTTCTTGGAGGCTAAGACGCTCAAGATCACCAGCTCACGCCCCATTCAGCCTGTGGAGTTTGTGACTCTGGAGCAGATGGACGATGCCGAGCAACTGAGTGCAAGCGCTCAGGGCATCCCAAAGTATTTCACCATTGTGGGCAACCAGATTAGGGTAAGCCCTACACCTGATGCGATCTACACGGCGGAGCTGGTGTACTTCTCCAAGATACCACGGCTGTCGGATAGTAACCCCACAAACTGGCTTTTGACCTCATCACCTGACGCGTACTTGTACGGGTCTTTGATGCACGCAGCTCCTTATCTCAAGGACGACGAGCGTGTTGCGGTGTGGGGAACTCTTTACAATACGGCTATTGAGGCGCTGAAAAACGCGGATCAAAACGCAAGTGCAAGCGGCTTGATTAAGGCTCGTGTCAAACCTTTTGGAGCTAGGTAATGTCATCTTTTACCAACCACACCGAGAGCTTGGTTCTCACATGGCTGCTGACCACTGGCACAGCCACACGCCCCACGGCTTGGTTCGTGGGTTTGTTCACGGCGGCACCATCCGACACGGGTGGCGGTACAGAGGTTTCTGGCTCCGGCTACTCTCGCAAGGCCACAGGCACCATCACGGTGTCTGGCACGGACACCACAGCGACAAATGCTGCGGCCATTGAGTTTGACCCTGCAAGCGGCGGCAATTGGGGCAACATTACCCACGCGGCCATTTTTGATGCGTCTACGGGCGGCAACATGATCGCATGGGCGCAGTTGACCACAGCTCGCACCATCAACG